AAGTGCTATAATGAAAGGGAATATTCTTTCTTTGATTTTTTCAAACATAATAAAAAGTTTTAGCTTCTAAAACCCTTATGCTTATCTATTCGGTCTAAAATTTTATTTAATTCTTTAACTTTAATTAAACCTGCCATAGATGCATTTTTAAGAGCGCTTATTAGCTGTAATACCATGAACGGTACAATAATTACTTCAGATAGCCAACCTGCTCCTGTAAATCCTTTTTCTACCATTAAAATAACTGTTAAAATAGCTAACCACACAAATGTATTTTTTGTTATTTTTAGAGCTTTATATGTTTTAAATCCTTCTCTTTTTATTCCAGCCCAAATACCGAATATGCCATCTAACCATAATACTGCTACTACAGCTAAATACTGTTCCATATTTTCCATTGATAAGTTTAGAAAGTACGTACAAAGATATGTACAAAATGATGTTATTCCCACTATTGATAATTTAGTTTGCATTGTTTATAAATTTATTAACATTTCTAAAAGTTCTGGTTGTGGAAACATATCAAATTTATCTTTACGTGTGTTGGTGTGTGTCCATAATCCTTTTACTTTACCATAATAAGCATCTGGATTAAACTCAAAGGCTTTAGCCCCTTTTTCTTTAATTAAAGCAGGAAGACCTGCTCTTACATCTATATTATCTCTATCTGCAATGTGTAAAATTAATTTACGTAAAGATTCTATTTGTTTATCTGAATATTTGTGCCATGTTTTATATCCTCTGAATGGTTTATCTAATGTAACGATTTGTGATTCATTTGCTGTAGTTCCTGCATATGTTTTACCATTTTTTAAGTATCCAAAGTTGTTTACTTCGATACCAACAGAATAAACATGCATGTGTTGTGAGCCATTTTTACCTAAATGCCACCCAAAGCATCCTTCAGGAAAAGCTTGAACAACTTCTCCATCATATTCATCATCATTTCCTTTTATTGATTGTCCTCCTAATACAAATTCTGTTGCTACTGCCCCCCTATTATCTCTCCCCCAATGATCAATTGTTCTGTAAGGATTATTCCACCCTGCAGTATGGTGAAGGAATAAAAATTCAGGTTCAATATTACCTTCTTTATATTCACCTTTAGGTAAGTAATGTTTATGGATTAATAAATCATTAAATGTAGTGTATACTGATTCTGAATTGTCTGTACTTATTAACCCCATATAATCTAAAGTAACAGGGCCTACTATCCCATCAGAAATTAAATTATTTTGTGATTGATATTTTTTAACTGCTTTTTCAGTTCCTTTACCAAATTTACCATCAGCTAAAATATTTAAAAATTCTTGTAATTTTTTAACTTCTAAACCTTTTGATCCTAATTTTAATACCATTTTATAGTAATTGTTTATTATAAATATTAGTAAGCTGATTCTTGTTTAACTACTTCTATAGCTCTTAACATTTTAGGATAGTCTACAGGACATAATAAATCTAATCCTGCTTTTGCTGTGAATTTTATATATGCATCTCCTTTAAGATAAAGTAAAATAGTTGGGGCCATTCGAATTCTTAATTCTTTTTTAAGTTTAGGGGAGGTTGCTATATCAATACGATAATAACTAACCCCTTCTAAATCATCTAATTTTTTCCAATCACTAAATGCATTACTTTTATTAAAATCTGCATAAAACTCAATAACAATAACTTCATGATAATCATCTTCAAATCCTCCATTAGGAGAAATTACACCTTCAAAAGTATTATCATTAATCCAATATTTTTCAGGGATTCTATCTTGAGCAAAAATAAATATAGGAAATAAAAATAATAATACTAATAGATTTCTCATATTATCTTTGTTTTTGTAATTCATAAAGACGTTGATCAATTTTTTCTAATTCTTCTAATATTGATTCAACATCATCTTGAGTATCCATAATAGTTTGGCGAATTAATTCATCTTTTAAATCATACTCTATACGATCTATTGGGGGTACTGGGAGTTCTTTAGCTTTTTGTATATCAGCTTGTAGAGCAAACCACATACCTACTACAGTAGCTACTCCTACTAGTACCATTCCGATAGTTTTTAAATCTAACGTTACTTTTGTTTCTTCTCCTATTTGTTTTGCCATTTTTTACTTAAATGTATAATTTATTCCAAAACTAGTTTGATATAATCTACTATCCCACATTTTTGAAAATTCACCTTCTGCAAAAATTCCTAAGTTTTTTCCAAATTTATAACCAAAACTAATTCCTGCTGAATAATCATTCCATTGTTCTAGTTCTGAGTCTTGTATTAATCCACCTTTACCCCAATTGTTTCTATTAAGATAACTAAATTCTTCTTCTCCAGCAATATATTTGTGATATGGAAGAATATAATTTGCATAGGCATGTAACCAAAAATCTCTTTTATAATGATAAAAATCTATACCTACTATTGGAGCTACTTCCATCCAAGGATCTAATAAATCCCAAGCTTCACCATTAAAACGATTCATTAATCCAGGCATTATTGTTTCTCTAAAATCTAAATCTGAATGAGCTACTTCAGCACCATTTGAATCAATCCAACACCAATCTTGGGTTGTTATTTCTTCTCCAGTATTAGGATCAGTACTTGTTTGTGTATAAAAAACATCTTGATAACCATATTGATAGCCTAACTCATACCAATAATTAACTGGGTATTCTTGACCACCTATTATTTGTGTTTCATTTAACCATATTTCTACTGGATTATAACCATATGCTCTTTCATGTCCTCTTAAAATAGCACCTGCTGATATACTAAATTTTTCACCAATTGGTAATCTACCTCTTACTTCAGCAGAGTTAAAATTTAAATTTATTTTACCTACTTCTCTAGATTGAACTTTTACAATATGATATTTTCCTGTGTGTTTTATAAAAAAGTTATAATTTGTAAAATTTTCACCTCTCCATCTTTCTTTTTCAAAATGAAATTGATATTCTAAACCTGTAACTGCAGATGTGGGGGCACCAAACACTAATTGTTCTTCAGTACCATCATAGTAATTTTTAGGTTTTCTTTCATAATTAAATCTAGCTAATTTTCTTATACCAAATCCTAATCTATAATCAAATGGATAAATAGGAGTATTATCTACTACATCAGGAATAGAATAAAGACTGCCATCTGGGTTAGTTCTTAAAAAATATGTTGGTTCTGATGCCTCAATGGAATTTCTTACTTCTCCAGCTCCATATATAGTACCATATTTTAGGAAGTCTTGATAAAATGAATCTAATAAACCCTGAGCTTGGGATTGGGTTCCTATTAATAATAAAGCAATAAATATTAGTTTTTTCATTTTTTAATTTTAAGTTATTCTGTTTTATTGGGGTTCTTTTTCCCCACAAAGATTTTTTCTAATCCCGCAATCCCAAAACAACCTAAAGTTATTATTAAAAACGATTCATATATAAACTCATTTATTACTAAGTCTTTACTAAAGTAACCAGTAACTAAATCAGCTACCGCAAATATTACCATTACTGCAAATGACATAAACCCTATAACGCTTTTTTCGTTTATATCGTTGTTATCTTTAAATATATCTCTAAATGCCATTAATTTATCTTTAATATAGTTCATTATATAACATGATTTAGATGAAAACTTATTCAATTATAAATACATAAAAAGGAGGTGCTGATGCACCCCCTTTTCAAAGTTTTAATAAATTATTTTTATACTATTTATTAAGTACTCTTAATACCCATGCTTTAGCTAAATCCCAATTTCGTGTAGCAAATACACCAAATGCAAACCCAGCATAAATTTTAAAACCAAAAGACCAAAGTAATAGACCTGCAACTAGACCTAATATACCTTCAATTCCATTACCTTCCAACCAAGATTTTACTGCGTTGATTGTTTTTTTAATAGCTGAGATTTTTTCAACTACTACTTCTTTTTTAATTGCTTTTTTACGTGCCATTTTTGTTAATTTTTATGATTTACCCTTATAAATATATTACCCATCACAAGATACACAATCTGCCATTCTACTTCCTAAATCTCCTTTAATAACTGAATCAGTTCTTAGGTAATAAAATGTTTTAATTCCTAATTTCCACCCTTCTAAATGCACTTGATTAATCCATTTTGGTGAATCATTTACATCAAAAGATAAATTTAAAGATTGAGTTTGATCTATATATCTTTGTCTTAGAGCTGCTTGTCTTACTAATTCTAATTGGTTTACTTCCGGAAATGTTAAAAATAATTCTTTTTCATCTGGTGTTAGAATAGTATCGGGTAAATTCATTACAGAACCCCCATCAACTAACATTTGATCCCACCATTCATCTTTATCTTCACCTTTTTCCTTTAATAATGCTTGTAGTACTTTATTTTTTCTAATAAATGTACCTTTTGCTCCATTAAAAGTATAAATGTTTGCTGGTAATGGTTCAATACCTGCACTGATACCTCCTACAATAACTGAATTTGATACTGTTGGGGCAATTGCTAATAAGTGGGTATTTCTCATACCTGTACCTTTACACCATAGAGGTTCACCATATTCTTTAGCTAAATCCATAGATGCTTTTTCTGCTTTCCCTCTAATATCACTAAAAATAGTGTGAGTCCAAGCAGTTGAAGCAATTGAATTAAATGGTAAGCTTTTTTGTTGTAAAAATGAATGCCAACCCATTACACCTAAACCTAATGCTCTACCTTTTTTGGCATGTTGGTGGGTTCTCCTTAACGAATCTTTACCATTAGATTTATCAATAAATTCTTGCATTACCCCATCTAAAAACCAAGTAGCTAATTCTACAGTATCT